GTTCCCAAACATCATTAAAGATGTTGCAATATCATATAATAGAGCATTCGTTCTAGTTGAAGTTAATGACCTAGGAGAACAAGTAGGTCAGATTCTTCATATGGATCTCGAATACGATAATATCCTCATGTGTTCCATGAGAGGGCGTGCGGGTCAGATTGTTGGTCAGGGATTCTCTGGTAAAAAATCCCAGATGGGAGTCAAGATGTCCAAGACTGTCAAAAAGACAGGATGCATGAATCTCAAGACTCTACTTGAAGACGATAAACTAATTATTAACGACTACGATATTATCAGTGAACTAACTACTTTCATTCAAAAGTCAAATTCATTTGAAGCGGAAGATGGATGTAACGACGACCTTGCAATGTGTTTAGTTATTTTTGCATGGTTAGTCATGCAAGATTATTTTAAGGAGATGTCCGATCAGGATGTCCGTAAGAGAATCTACGAAGATCAACGAGATCAAATTGAAGCAGATATGGCACCATTTGGATTCATCTCTGATGGTTTAGAAGGTGGAGAAAGTTTTATAGATGAGAATGGTGATAGATGGCATATGGATGAATATGGTGATCAATCATATATGTGGGAGTTTAACTGATGGATATTGAAGACCAGTTTGAACTTGGTCATCTATTTTTAGCGCAGAGAACTTGCAGAAGTTGCGGTCAAACTAAAGACTTATTAGATGGATTTTACTTGACAAGAAAGAGTAGAGGCAGTCTGCCATCTGCGTATTCATATGAATGTAAAGTCTGTACTATTGATAGGATTACTAAGAGAAGACGTGTTGCAAGAGACCATACACGTTGGGAATACCCTGACTGGTAAAGGGTTCATGTGTTGTTTCCCCTCTGAAAAAGGTCAAAATTCTAAATATTAGCAGTCATATGAATCTTCTTCAGAGGGAAAGACATGTCGCTTAATCTAGTATCACCAGGCGTAAAGGTTAGGGAAGTTGACCTAACCGTCGGAAGAATTGATCCTGTATTTGACCAAGTTGGTGGTTTCGTCGGACCCTTTGCTAAAGGTCCAGTTGGAGTACCAGTTCTGATCGAAACGGAGCAAGATCTTCTAGAAACATTTGGCAAGCCCAGCGAGACCGATGGACAAAACGAATATTGGTTGACCGCTTCCGCTTACCTTTCTTATGGTGGAGTACTAAACGTAGTTAGAGCAGACTCTTCTAGTTTAGTAAACTCCCACGTATCAGTAACTGACTCTGCAGTAGCAGGTCTTAAGATTACTGGAACCGAAGACTACGAAAACAATCATCAATATGATACCACTTGGAAGTTCGCAGCAAGAAACCCAGGTAGTTGGGCAGATGAACTAAAGGTTGCAGTTATCGATAACGCAGCTGACCAAAGACTAGGACTTGGTACCTTCGGTCTTCAAGTCGGTTATGCAGTAACAGTTGGTGTTTCCACTTCCTATGCAGGAACAGATGGAACGGTAAAAACATTCAACGGATATCTAAAGAGTATCATTACTCAGATTAATGTTGGTAGTGTTGATGTTAAGATTCTCAGCAAGTACGACATCGATAACGATGAGTGGACAGAAGCTGAGTACACCCAGAGTGGTTTAGGTAGATTCATTGGGGGATCAGAGCAGTATATCCAAGCATTTAACAATGTTGGTGTTGCAGATTCCTTGGAGAAACTAAGATCTACAGATGGTGGAACAGTTTCTTCTGGTTCTACTTCTATCCAGTTCCCAAGTACTTTTGATCTTTCTATCCTAGATGAGAACGATTTTATCACTTCTCTAAACGGAACATTCACTGGAAGAATTCATTCTGTAGATAGCTCTAACAACATTGTTTATTCCGATACTGCATCTCCAGTATCTCTTGCATCTACGACTATCGTATTTAAGTATGCAAGAAGTTCGGGTGATGGTACTGCAGACAGAGGCGAAGGTCTTCTAACTGATACTGGATTCACTGCAGTTGACTGGTATGAGCAACAGAAGATTACCCTAGCAAGTGGTGATGTCTTCTGGAAGAACATTGCTCCAAAACCAGGTACTTCTAACTACGCTGAAGAAAGAAAGACCAAGAATGATGAACTGAATATCGTTGTCATTGATGACAAGGGTTCGGTAAGTGGTGTTGCAGGTAACATCCTTGAGAAGTATAGTTCACTTTCTAAGGCAAATGATGGCAGAATCACTCCTGCACAGAACGTACACTATAAGACATATCTTGCACAAAGATCTGGTTACATCTTCGCTGGTAACCAAGATACTCTAATTTCCCCAGGATTTACTTCTCTAGGTGGTTATGCACTTCAGAGTGGTGCTTCTATTGCATGGAACCAAGATGCAACCTCGGTAACATTTGGTGTTCTAGGCAATAAGACTTACACCTTTGCACATGGTGCAGACTATGGTGTCACCAAGTTCGACGTAAGTCTAGGTGATATCATGAGTGGTTATGAGAAGTTCAGAAATCCTTCTGACGTTGCCATCAACTATCTGATCAATGGACCTTCTGGTGGAGATACAATTTTTGAATCTCAGGCAAAGATCAACAAACTGATTGATATTGCAAACGAGAGAAAGGATTGCGTTGTAACTGCATCCCCACATAAAGGTGGTGTTGTCAACGTAACTAACCCAGATACTCAAACAAGAAACG